TAAAGCTTCAGAAAAAGACTGCGATAGAGACAATTAAGTTTTATTTAGAAAAGTGATAGAGAGGGATGCGTTAATATAAAATATAATAAAGTCATTGGAAGCTTTAATATTAAGCTTGACACTAAAAGAATAGATGAAAATTTGAGAAATGCGCAGAATGTTCTTGATGAACAGGTTGTAAATGACATGAGAAAATACACACCTATGCAGCAGGGCGATTTGAGAAACAAGACGCAGATAAAAGAACCCGGATTAATTACAGTCGATACACCATATGCACATTATCAGTACGTAGGCGAGCTTTATTTGGCCGCAGACGGTAGATCATGGGCGAATCGTGGAGAAAAGAAGTATCCGACAGGAACAGAATTAAAATATCACACACCTGGAACAGGTAAACGATGGTTTGAAACTGCAAAAGAAAATCACGGTAAGCAGTGGATATATCTTGTTAAAAGAGAGGTTGGAAAAGGATAATGCTTAGACCGGATTATTTTTATGGAAAAACTGATAAACTGGTTGAGATGTATCAGGATCTTGAAAATTGGATTATATCAGACATTGCAACACGATTGATAAAATCCGGTGAATTGTCAGGAACTGCCGACCGAGAATTGTGGAAACTCCAACAGATGGGACTGCATAACACAGAGATTGTAAAAAGAATATCTGAAATGTCTGGAAAATCAAGAAATGAGGTTCGAAGATTATTAAGGGATAGTGTTATGACATCATTCTCAGATGATAAGGAAGTCTTGACGCAGATATCATCATCAGATATTATATCTCCGCTAAAAAATAATATGGCAATTCTGGCAATGAATGCAGAGTTAATAAAGACATATGGTGAACTTGATAATTTGACAAAGACAACCATTAACCAGACACAGAAAGACTTACTCAATATGCTAAATGAGGTTGATTATCGAGTTGCATCTGGAATGCAGTCTTACAGCAGTGCAGTCTGCGAAGTTCTGGATAGATATGCAGAATCTGGTGTTATGGTAGAATACCCTACTGGAACGAAGCGTTCTCTTGAAGCGGCAGTGCGGTGTTGCATTGTCACATCTATGAATCAGACTGCGGCACAAGTGACGAACATTTATATTGCGCAAAATAAAATAGAGTATGTTTTAGTATCAGCACATCCGGGTGCCAGATATGATAAAAAGGATCCAACAGGGATTTCATCTCACGATCACTGGCAAGGAAAAGCATATAAAATAATTGGGAGCGAACCAGGATTTCCGAATCTTCTTGAAAGTACAGGGTATACCATAGACCCTGAAACTGGAAAAGGAACTGTTGTAAATCTCTTAGGACTTCACGGATATAATTGCAGACATTCACATGGTCCGTGGCGAAAAGGAATGGTAAATAAGTACCTTGATGAAAACGGAAATGTGAATATAAATGCAGATGAAAGTCAAAAACTTTATGATTTGCAGCAGAAGCAGAGATTACTTGAAAGAGAAATTCGCAAAACAAAGCGTGAAATTATGACCAAGAAACAGGAACTTGATATGATTGCCGAAACAGATGTAAAAGAGATCTTGCAACCTCAATATGATAAACTGGCATATAAACTGCGAATGCAGAATAAAAGGCTTCAATCATTCTGTAAGAATAACGATCTTCAATTGCAAGGCGATAGAACGAAGGTTTCTGGATTTAGTAAAAAACAGTCTGCGATTGCAAATGGACGAGCAACGGCTTATAAAAATAAAATTGAAAAAATGGTACAACGAAAATGGAATAATATGTTATTATAATAATGTGTTAACCGTATCTGATTGTAAATGCACTGAAAGAACTGGGAGAGTAATATGGCAGGATTTGTATCAAAGCAACCAAATGGATTATATTGTAGATTTTCGACTGTCACAGATTGCCCTACTGCATGGAATATGACACGAGAAGATTATATCAATATGAAAATGCAGGAAGCAAAAGAAGATGCTGAAGATGTATTGGATAATTATTTAAAGCCATTTGATATGGTGGTTGACATGTATCATCAAAATAATATGACAAAAGAAGAATTTGATAAATTCCTTGAAGAGACTGGATATGATAAGAAATCTGAATTAATCAGAGAATAACACAAACAGGATGTACAAATACATACTTTGTTATCCACCTTTCTTTAATTAATGTAGTGGAACTCAAGCGAGATAACAACTCACCGTCATAGCCGGAAACTCCCCAAATGAGGTAAAGCAAATGAAAAACATTGTTACGTGCTTTACCAAAGAAGAAAAAGAGCATATAAAAGAATTGTGTGATTTCACACCGACAGAAGAAACGCTCTTTGATTTACGGAAGAAAGAAAAGTCTTTGGAAGAATGTGCAGAAATTATGCATGTTTCAACTAAGACAGCAGGACGTATCAACGTCAAAATGCAACATAAAATTCTTAAGGTAACTGGACAACATTTCACATAACTTTCTCCTCATTAAAGGCATCCGTTAAGGGTGTCTTTTTTGTGTCCTTTTAATGAGGTTTTGCTGGGGTGGTTCAATTGTGTTGTTAATAATAAAATGAAGATAGAAAGAGAGGTTTATTATGTACGAGTATCAGAGATATAATCAGTATTCTTATCCTCAATATCAACAGCCACAGCAGTTTCAACAGCAATTCCCACAACAGATCATGCCGCAACAAGCTGGACTTTGTGGAAGAATGGTTAATTCTGTTGAGGAAGTCACAGCGAATGACGTTCCCATGAATGCACCATTTGCCATTTTCCCGAAAGCAGATGGATCAGAAGTTTATATAAAATCGTGGGGTGCTAATGGGCTTATTCAGACAGTTACATATAAACCGCAGTTAGACGGAAAGCAGAACGAATTACCGAAAGAAGACACGGCAACATTGTTTGCCCCGATAATGGAGCGATTAGACCAGATAGAAGCTAAAATAACTCAGTCCCAGAGGACTACCAGAGCAAAGAAAGAGAGCGATTCTGAATGAATTTAATGCAGATGATCCAGTGCGGTGGAAACCCTAAGATGATATTAAGTCAAATGATGAGCAACTCTCAATTTTCAAATAATCCGATCATGAAAAATACATTCGACATGATGAACCGTGGAGACAGTAAAGGGCTGGAACAGCTTGCCAGAAATTTGTGCAAAGAAAAAGGTCTAAACCCGGAAGAAATCATGAGCCAGTTTAAACATTGATACTATTCTTGCAAGATTATGTATAAATAAATTTTATTAGGAGGAACACATATGTTTAATTCATCTCCAAGTTTAGCGGACATTGCCGCCGTTACTGGTGGAAACCGTAATGATGGTGCATGGGGCGATGGTGGTTGGTGGGTTCTCATTATCCTCTTTGCCTTATTCGGTGGATGGGGCGGTTATGGATTCGGTGGTAATGGTGGTGGCGGTTATACCGCAACTGCGGCTACACAGGCTGATATCCAGAGAGGATTTGACAATTCAGCAGTCATAAGTAAACTTGATGGCATTACAAATGGTCTTTGTGATGGCTTTTATGCAGTAAACAACGGAATGCTGACAGGATTTAACACCATTCAGCAGGCAATTAATGCGGACACAGTAGCAGGAATGCAGAATGCAAATGCTATTCAGTCTCAGCTTGCAAATTGTTGCTGCGAAACTCGTGAAGCTATCCAGGGTGTAAACTTCAACATGGCGCAGAACACTTGCGCATTACAGAACACCATGAACAACAACACGAGAGATATTATCGACAGCCAGAATGCCGGAACAAGAGCGATACTTGACTACTTATGCCAGGATAAGATCGCAACGTTGCAGGCAGAAAATAATGATTTGAGACTTGCAGCATCACAGGATAGACAGAACGCACTTCTGACTACCGCTATGACAGCACAGACAAATCATATTATCAGTGCTGTTAATCCATCGCCAATCCCAGCATACCAGGTGCCAAACCCGAACACATACATTCCGTATGGATGCGGTTGTAACAATGGATGCGGATGTTAGACAACTGAATAATTAAAGTATCTTAATCGACAAGATTATGTCTGCATAGCAGTATTACTTAAACACAAAGGGCAGACTTCAATGTTTGCCCTTATATTTTTGAAAGAGAGGAAAATATTATGTCAGAATTTACAGCCAATGCTTTACAGACTGTCCTGCAAGGAGAAGATGTCGCATTTACTGAGACACCGGTTTGCGGAACAAAATGTATCGTTCACAGACAGGGAAGCGGAGTCGTTAAATTAAGAGGAATCACAAACCAGTGCAAAGCAAGATTTCTTGTATCTTATAGCGGAAATATCCAGATCCCAACCGGTGGAACGGTGGAAGCTATTTCTCTTGCAATCGCAATTGACGGAGAGCCATTACAGTCTACAAGAATGATTGTGACACCTGCGGCAGCAGAAAACATGTTCAATGTATCTGCACAGGTTTATGTAGATGTTCCTTGTGGATGTTGCAGCACAATAGCGGTTCAGAATACATCCGGACAGACTATCGAGGTGCAGAATAGTAATTTGATCGTAGTAAGGGAGGCCTAGTATATGCATATTGAAAGAATTCATAAAATGCTTGAATGCCTTGCTGAAAAATCCTTATGTGAGATTGAAAAAGGGATTGAGAATGTCAGCACAGAAGAAATGGGAGAAGTGATCGACATGATAAAAGATCTGTCAGAAGCAGAGTATTATGCCACAATTACTAAGGCAATGAACGAAGCGGACGAAGCAGATATCATGGAGAAGCTTTTAGAATATGGGGATGATAAAAGATATTACGACCGGTATCGTTATGCTGATGGAAGATTCGCACCTAAGGGCAGAGGAAAACGAAGAGGATATGATGAGCCACCATATTATCACATGTACCCGGATGCTTACGAAGATACAGAACACATGAGAGACATGGATAAGAAAGACCTGAAAAGGATGTATACAGATACCGGAATGATGGGAGATAGATCATATCAGAGGGATTCCAGAGAGGGAAAAGCCGGTATTTCCAGACGTACTTATATGGAGACCAGAGAAAACCATCATGGCAATTCAGAGGAAGATAAAAAAGAGCGTGCAAAAGCAAGAAAAGATTATTTGCGAGATATGCAGATGGATATTACTGAAATGACATCAGATGCAGCACCGGAAGAAAAGCAGATGTGGAGAAATGAATTACAGATGATGTTACAGAAAATCTAAGAGGTGAGCGCAGTGTTTAAAATCAATGATGTTGAATGGAATATTTTATATGTAAATCCTAATAGTGAATGCTTGATGCGTTCAGACGGAACAATTACACTTGGTGTTACAGATTGGAGCAAACGAACGGTTTATTTGTCAAATGCATTAAGCGGAAGTCTGTTAGAGAGAGTTCTATCTCATGAGTTGGTACACTGCGCTTCATTTTCATATGACTGCCACATTCCAATAGATGTAGAGGAAATCGTAGCGGATTTTCTGTCTCTTTATGGAAAAGAAGTCGTTAGCATAGCAGATGATATTTTGAATGGGGTAATTGAAAATGGATGTTATAAAGCAGTATGAGGACTATATAGGGCTTAAAAAAGAATACATTAAAAATCCTACATTGGAAAACAAAAATGCAATGATAGCCAAATTAGAAGAGTACGGAAAGTATATATACGACCAGTGCAACAGATTAAGAAAGGATTGCATTGTGGAAGAAGAAAAAGAAGTACTTAGAAGGTATTTCGGTTGGAAATAGCAAAAAGGGGTGGAGCAATCTGCCCTTTTTAAAATGGTACAAAAAGTTGTTTGAAATAGGTTAAAATATATATTGAAAAGAATATTAAAAGTACCGGACAGAAAAAGGGATTTTGTTCGCTAACCTAGAATAGTTATGGGATGATGCATGGCACGTCCTATTTTGGGCGTGCTTTTTTATTTTGGGAATTAATTCAGTGGAAGAAGACACAGCTTATATCCTGGTTGTCGAAGGTTCGATTCCTTCATTCCCAATTGCCAGCTATGGAGTAAATAGCAACTCATTCGTGCCGGACTGACCGGAGTAACAACTTGGAAAGAAAGAGGTAGAAACATGGTAAACGTAGCAAACGAATTAAAGAAACTCGGAATTGAAGTTTCAGACGAACAGAACGAATCTCTTAAAAAGAGTATGGGTGAAGAACTGTATTCCAAAGAAGAAATGGAAGACAAAGTTAAAAAAGCTTCATCAGAATCCGAACAGTGGAAAACCCGGGCAGAATCAGCAGAGAGGATGCTTGAAGGGTTGGATGGAAAAAGCCCGGAAGACATTTTAAAAGAGCGTGATGACTGGAAGAGACAGGCAGAGGATTCCAAAAAAGATTATGAAGACAAAATCGCAGAGCATGAGAAGAATGAACTTTTGAAAGAAGCATTTGCGGAAATCGAGTTTACTTCTGAATCTGCAAAGAAAGCCATTATGGAAGACATTTCCAAAGGCGTAAGCGTGAGAAATGGAAAGCTGATAGGGTTCAGTGATCTTATTGAGGAAGCTAAAAAGACAGATGCAAATGCATTTGTAAATAAGCAGACTCCGCCGGCGCGTTTTACAAAGCCGAATGAACATGATTCCAGTGGTGATAAGCACACAACAAGAGAGAGCATTTTATCTATCAAAGATAGATCAGAACGTCAGAAAGCAATTGCCGAAAACATTTCTTTATTCCAACAGTAAAGGAGTTTTATATGAACAAAAACAGATTAATGATGAACACAAATTTGCAGTTCTTTGCAGCAAACGCAGGACTGATTGCAACAGGAGACATTGATGTAACTGCAAGGGAAATCGATTTTGTTACATCTTTTGAAAGAAACTGGGAAGCTTTAAGAGAAATTCTTGGAATTTCAAGAGCAATTAGAAAACAGCCTGGAACTGTTCTTAAAAGCAAATATGCAGAAGGAACGTTAGAGAGTGGGACTGTAGCAGAAGGTGATGTGATTCCAAGAACACATTACGATGTAAAAGAAAAACCTTATGCAGAGATTACTCTTGAAAAATATGCAAAAGAAGTTTCTATCGAAGCTATCAAGGATCATGGATATGAAGCAGCTTGTGGAATGACAGATGAAGAGTTCAAGACAGACCTGCAGGATGGAATTACAACAAAATTCTACAACTATCTGAAAACTGGTACACTTACAAACACTGCAAAAACATTCCAGATGGCGGTAGCTAAAGCTATTGGATCTGTCAAAAATAAGTTCAAGTCAATGCACAAAACTGCTACAGGAGTTGCAGTATTTGTAAATATGATGGATTTATATGATTATCTTGGAAATTCACAAATTACTTTGCAGACAGCCTTCGGACTTACCTATGTCAAGGCATTCCTCGGAGCAAACATTATGATCCTTTGCTCTGACAACGAAATCCCAGCCGGAAAAGTTCTGGCAACAGCTGTAAACAACATCGTTGCTTACTATGTAGACCCATCTGACGGAGATTTTGAGAAAGCCGGTCTTTCTTACACAGTTAGTGGAGAGACAAACCTTATCGGATTTAAGGTAAAAGGCGATTACGATCGCGCAACCAGCGTAAATTATGCACTATTAGGATTTGTACTTTTCGCAGAGTACATTGATGCAGTAGCTAACGTTTCAATCACACCGGGGGAATAGATCCCACTACACAGGCGGTAAATGCTAGTGGGGAACTCACGGAAGAATACTTAAACTCTCTTACAGTTTCAGAAATTAAGGCACTGGCAGAGAGTAAAGGGTATTCACTGGCCGCAACAAAGAAAGCTGATATTATCAGCGAAATCTTATCACAGCAATAAGGAGTGTGGAGCAATGTCATATGTAGATTTTGAATATTACCAAACGAAATATGGTGGAAGTTTGTTCGAAAACGAAAAAGACTTTGCTCCATATGAAAGAAAAGCAGAAAGAAGAATCAATGCGATCACATCAAACAGGATTGTGTTTTATCCTCAGCCAGAATCAGAGGATGTATGGTGGGATAATATCAAAGATTGCACCTGCGAAATAGCTGAATTGCTAAAGAATGTATCTGAGTACTCTGCGGCAGTTAATAACTTTGGTGTTATTACAAATACGGACGGAACTGTAAAAGGGAAAATGATTAAGAGCATGACTTCTGGAAGTGAATCAGTATCTTATGATGCCGGAGCATCTTCTTCGACATTGGTAGAAATTGCAAAATCAGAAATGGCACTTAATAGTAAGTGCTACGATATCGCATCAAATTACCTAACCGGAATGGTTGATTCAAGGCATGAAAACCTTTTGTACATGGGAGTTTAGCTTATGGGAATCGGATATAAAGATGCCGTGGTTTTATATAACAGGCATTACAACGACACTTTAGAAACTGAATATTATTTCGGTACTCTATTTGAAAATGTAAGAATCGAGCTTACACAGGCAGAGAACATAAGCAAATCTGGAATGAAAGATGCAGATAGTTTTCTTGTAAAAATCCCGAATGATGGCACATTGAATTATGCTAATCCACCAGACTGGGAGAACATGAGCGAAGAAGAAAAGCTAAAGCATTTTACTTTAAGAAGTAATGATTTTGACTTCGTAGTGATTGCAAAGAAAGATGAACTTCTCATTGATAGGGAACTTCCGGTTGGATTAATTAATTCAGACGATTATCCGGGTAAATTCTTCCAGTACATGGTAAATGAAAAAGGGAATTGCTACAAAGTGAATACTATCGGTGTTTACAGCCTTATACCAAGGTTTGAGATTGGAGGTAAATGATTTGGATGAAAAGCCAAAAATAATGCTTGTATCAGATGCAGAAACGGCGCAAAGAGCTATCCTTGATATGATAAATAGTTATCCAAATTTTCCGCCCGGTTTCAAACCATCAAATTCAACAATCTTATGGAACAGCATAAAAGATACTCAGTCTATTGGAGTTTTTCCGGCGCAGGATCCTGTTTATTTGAAAAAATATGTCAGCGGTTCTTATGTCGGACAAATGACGTTCCAGATCGTATACAAAAGCAATCCAACAACAAACAAGGATAATATTGCAGCAAGCAATCTGCTTGAAAATATTGCAAAGTTCCTTGAAAGTGGAGAATTTACATTAAAGGATAAAAATTTTGTTGTAGAACAAATCAACCGCACATCGGATGTATTTTGCGGTACAGCAGATGGAAAAACAACAGAATTAGCAATTAATATGCAGCTTAAATATTTTTATAAAAAATAGGAGGAATACTCATGGCAAAAGACAGAACTAACATGGTCTCACTTTTGGATATTGGAAGCCTTATGGGTGGAAAAAGTGAAAAGCTTGCTGAAATGGGTGATGGTTTCACAGAGCTTTCTGAAGACTGGGGACCTAACACAGAAAGCACACAGTACGTAAACATGAAAAATGCAAGCAACTCTGTAAAAGGGTATGCATTTTCAATGTCTCCAGAAAGAGAACATTTGTCAGATGAAATGCAGACAGTGTTTAATGATGTTTTTAAAAAACTTCCAACAGGAGATCAGTGCGAGACATATTATTATCGCTTCTTTAAAGCTGATATTACAAGCGGATCCGGAGATTGTATCCGTGTCCCAGTAACTGTATGTGCATCAAGCACTGGTGGAGCAGGTGGTGATATTTTAAAGTCTACAGTCCAGATTAATGGAAATGGAGATGTAGAACTTGGAACAATCACTATTGCTGGTGATGGATCGTTCACATGGGCACCTAAAGTAAATGCTTTGGCTTTGGATGAAGATTACCCAATTGCATAGGTGTTAATTAAAAATTAGCATATGTGGGATGCCTACCTTTCCTTGGTGTCCCACATTAGGAAAGGATGTTAAAAATGGAAGAAATTAAATTAAGCAGTGGCATAAAAAAAATTGCAATAAAAGACGAAGACGGAGATCTTATTACAGTTATAACAGTAGATACAGCGAATGCAGACACAGCTAAGAAGTTTGCAGGTGTAATTGATAAATTAAATAATATATCTCAAAACTGTGAAAAAGAAGCCGCCGAATGGAGAAATAACCACAAAGACGATATGAATGTGGATGATATGAATGTGGATGCAGCATTAGAGCTTAACAGCATTCGTGTGAAATATCTTAATCTGATTACGGAAAGTATAGATGAGTTGTTTGGCGAAGATGCCATGAAACAGATTTACGGAGATATTGTCCCGGATGAACTTGCAATCGTGGAGTTTGTAGAGCAGGTTATCCCTGTTATGAATAAGCTTTTCAATAAACGTTTTGAACAGGTGCAGAACAAATACAATATTAAAAGACGTGGGGCAAAATAATGAACAATGTCATGCTGGACAATTTGCCTACTGAATGGAACGGATACAAAGTAAATACCGATTTCCGCATAGGTATGCAGATTTATATTTTGCAATATGACAAAGAAATGAATGAGTACGAGAAAACAACTTCTATTCTTTATCTTATGTTCTCTGATGAATACGGAGAACTTAGAGACCATCCACAGTACAATGAGTTAAATGAATGTATTTCCTGGTATTTAAACGGATGGTATCACGACAATACCGGCAGTAGTAAAAATACAAAGCGTTTTATTGACTATGATGTAGATCAATGGAGAATATACGCAGATTTTTTGCAGATATACGGTATTGATTTGTCCGTAGCAGATATGCACTGGTGGAAATTTAATGGCTTGATCTGGAATATGCCAAGAAGATTATCTTCTCTCATGGAAGTAATTGAGATTCGACAGAAGAAAATTGAAAAGAACATGAATTCCAAGGAAAAAGATGCAATCAGAAACGCACAAAATGAATATGCTCTGGAACAGCCAGAAAAAGAGTATACCAGCGAAGAAAAAGAAAAGATAGACGATTACGATCGCATGATGGAAGAAATAAGAAAGCAGAAAGAAACAGAACAGGAAGCATTGAAACAGTTTAAGAAATGAGGACTTTAGCATGGCTGAATATGATGGCGAAATCAGAATAAAAACGTTGATTGAAAATGGAGAAGCATCAAGTAAACTCATGCAGATGGAATCACAGTTTCAGAAGCTTGCACGTGAAGCTAGCAATGTATCGGAAAAAATGAGAGAGCTTGCAAAAGCAAAAATCCCAACCGAAGAATATAAGAACTTAGGTAAACAGTTTGATAGTTTAGTATCAAAAGGTCAGAACCTCTCAGAAAAACTGAAAGAAACAGAAAAATATACGCCATCAAAGCAGTATAAAGAAGCAACAAAGCAATTGGAAGAATTGCGATCCAAGCTGTCGCAATTGCAAAACAGGCAGGAAAAATTCCTTGCTACCGGAGGAAACAAAAAGAGCCGGACATACAAAGCAATGCAATATGATGTAGAAGATTTATCTAAATCGATCGCGTACGTTCGCGGCGAAATAAAAAGCATGGAGCAAACAGGAGAGGATAAATCGCTTTCCTCAAAATGGGTAGACATCAAGAACAAAATGGCAGAAACGGGTAAAGAAGCCGCAAACATTAAGGCGCAGATGAGGGAACTCGAAAGCTCCGGAAAAGCATATTCCGACACTACAAAAACAGAAGAATACAAAAAGCTTTCCAACAAGCTTGCAAGCATCACAGATCAGCAAAACGTATTAAATCAGAAGATGAGAGAAACAGTTGTCAATGAGAAATCTATTGGTGCTGGTGCGAAAGACATTGAAAAAGTAGGAAAATCAGCAAAAAAATCCTCTGGATTAATATCTGACATGGCGAAACGAATAAAGCAGACAGTAGTTAGTTTTGCAATATTCGGTGCGGTTATGCAAGTATCCCAGACCATATCCAAGGCATTTACAGAAGGTATACAGAACATGGCGAAGTATTCTTCTGAATTTAATGGAAAAATGTCTGAAATGGCAAGTGCATCGGCTACATTGAAAAATTCTATTGGAGCATTGACAGCGCCTATCATATCTGCATTGACACCAGCAATCGTAACTTTATGCACATGGCTTACAAATGCCATTAATGCCATGAATAGATTTATTGCGGCTATAAGCGGAAAAAGCACTTGGACAAAGGCAAAGAAGCAGCAGGTTGACTATGCGGCATCTCTTGATAAAACAGCCGGTTCTGCCAAAAAAGCAGCTGGAGCATTGGCGGCTTTTGATGACTTGAATGTATTGCAGAAAAATGATTCTGGAAGCGGTAGTGGTGGATCTGGCAGTGGCGGATCTGATTTATATGAAGAAGTTCCTACTGGAAAAGAATTATCAGATAAAATCCAGCCATTTATAGATTATTTAAAAAAATTAAAAGATTCTATAAAAAATGGATGGGATGAAACCTGGAGCAATTTAGATGTTTCTTTACAATTTGATAATATTAAATCCAGTATAGAAAGCATAAAGAATTCATTTTTAAATATTTTTTCAGATAGTGAAGTTTCTGCATCTGTTGATAATTTTGCGATGACTTTTTCAAGGTCACTTGGAAGCCTTTCGGCATCTGTAGTAAGCATAGGTGCTACCATAGCAGAAAATCTTCTTGGTGGGATATCTATTTATCTTGAAAGTAATTCTGAAAATATAAAAAATTATATTATCGACATGTTTGATATAGCATCTGATATTTCAGTGTTGGCATCACAGGGGGCAGATGCATTCGCAAATGTATTTTCAGTATTCGGAGATGAAAATGGACAGCAGATCACAGCAAACTTGATTCAGATTTTTTCGGATGCATTCATGATGGTTACGGAGAATGCGGCAAAATTTTCAAGAGATGTCATTGACTGTATCGTGACACCTTTTGTAGAGAATCAGGATGCTTTAAAAGATGCGCTGGATGGACTTCTTGTTGTGATTTCTGATTTGACAACGACTATATCAGACGGCGTGCAGCATGTGACCGATAAAATCACAGAATTGTACGATGAACATATTCATCCGTTTATCATGAATGTAAAAAATGGAATGTCAGAATTAATAGCAAAATTTCTTGAATTTTGGAACACTTATGTGCAGCCTATGTTAGAGAATCTGGCGTTGATGGTTGAGGATACCTATGAAAATCATTTAAAGCCTGTGTTTGATAATATTATCGAAATAATAGGCATTGTGATAGACATACTGAACGATTTATGGACAAATATTTTACAACCAATTATCGAATGGATAATTGAAAATGTGCTTCCGGTAATTCTGCCGATTATTGAAAACCTGAGTCAGAATATAAAAGACAGCGTCGATTTTATTTTAGATCTGATCAATTTTTTATTGGCAGGGGTAAAACTTGTATTTGCCGCAATTCATGCATTACTTACGAAAGACACAGATAAAGCATTACGCCAGACAGAAAAATCGGTAAAAGATTTTGTGAATAGTGTTATCCAGATGTTTGAAAATATGGTGAACCATGTCATTAATGGCATCAATTCATTGATTTCTGGCTTTAATAGCATAGGTTTTGACATGCCTGATTGGCTGGGTGGTGGCTCTTGGCATCCGAGCATACCTACAATTCCTACTGTAAATCTGCCACGACTTGCCAATGGCGGCATCACAACCGGAAGGACACTTGCAGAGATCGGAGAAGCTGGCAGAGAAGCTGTTCTGCCACTTGAAAATAACACCGGATGGATGGACGACCTCGCATCGAAGCTTGCAAGCAAAATGCCGGACTACAGCGTTGCTAAGACAGTAGTACTGGCGGTGGATGGTAAAGAGTTCGCAAGAATCAATCTGCCGTATTTACAGGACGAAGAAATAAGACTTGGGATAGCGGAGGGATAATATGGTACATAAGTATACGCAAGGACTTATCATTGATGGAATTACATATAATATCCCTCTGGTGTCTATCCAGAGGACACTGGACTTTCTGGAAAAGTATGCAGAGAGGACAGAGGATGGAGACATTAAAATCGAGAGCATCGGACTGTATAAGAATTATACAATTTCCATCGGAACGATCGATGATGTAGAAATGTATGACAGGCTGATAGATCATATCACAGATTGCGAGAACAGATTCCATCATGTATCACTACCGGATGCCAGTAAGCAATTTGATTTTTATGGGTATTTTTCCTCTATTAAAGACGAAGTGGAAAAGGTACTGGACAGCGGAGCAAAGTATAAAGGCTTGTCTTGGAAAATGACGAGCAAGAAACCAGCAAGGACACCGTAAGGGGGCATTTATGAGAACATATTGCAGGGCAGAAATGAAATTTATAGATGTTACCGCATTATCGGATGCCACGGTTACTACAGATGATAATCAGGGCATAGGTTCAGTTGGACTATTTGCAGAGCAGACGAATCAGTCCGATTATGGAACTTTCGAACTGAACCAATTTATACTTGATGGAAGTAAAAGTGTGCTGCCGGAAAATCCAAACGATATTGCATTCTGGAGCGAGGCATTATCAAAGGATGGCTGCACGTTTGAAACGAATCCCAAAATCACGATCACATTTAAGGAGCAGCATACATCCGCAGCGATCACACTTTATTTTGAAGATGAACCACCAGCAGAGCTGAAAATCACATGGTATACAATCGCCGGTACAAAATTAATCACAGAGACCTTTTACCCGAACAGCCTTATTTATGTTTGCAATACACAGGCGCAGAATTACGGAAAAATTGAGATTGAATTTGTAAAGACAACTTTTCCACAGAGATATATTAAGCTTCAGTATATTTTATACGGAAAATATATCGTATGGGATAAGGATATGATCCAGACAGCCAAGGTGCAGGAGGACATTGATGTGACTTCTGCAACCTTGTCTATCAACGAAGCGGATATTTCGATTGTTGATATGAATAATGATTTTGACGCAGAAAACGAAAACGGAGCATGGAAGAGTGTACAGAAAACGCAGGAAGTTACATTGTCAGAGTTTAAGAACGGAAACATGATTCCTATGGGAGCATTCTTCATCGACGATTTTTCTTTTTCAAAGAATATTGCGAAATTCAAGCTGATTGATGTAGTTGGGTTATTAGATAAGTATACATTTTATGACGGACAGATATATAGCAATGTCCGTGCAGAAGTGATACTGAATGCGATATTTGCCACTGCCGGTATTAAAAAATATACGATTGATGAAGAAGTAGGTAACACACTTTTAAGCGGCTATTTAGCCATACAGACGTGCCGTAAGGCATTACAACAGGTATGTTTTGCGTGTGGTGCGGTTGCGGATGACAGCCGGAGCGATACCATCAAGGTTTATAAGCCAGACAGATATGTGAAATCCACTGTCGGGACGGATCGCAAATTTAATGGAAATACGAAAGTATCTCTTGAAAAATATATCTCTGGTGTGAATATTGAGATGAAAAATTATGCATTGGAAGAAAAAACATCTGATATTTATAAGAAAACATTGCAAGTCGGAGATACGAAAATTACTTTTTCAAGTCCATATCTGCCATCGTCCATCACGGCAAGTGCCGGCACGTTGAAAGAAGTAAAAACGAATTATCTCATCATTAACATGCCGGATGCCGGACAGTGCCAGATTACAGGTATTAAATATGCAAACACGACTTTTTCTTATGAGAAACGTGTAGATAAAATCGAATCCGGGGAGACAGAAAATATAAAGAAGTACAGTGGATGTACCATTTATAATGCTGATATATTACCTGATATCGCCGCTTATCTTTTGGATTATCATGCCTTGAGAAAAAAGGTGGGAATGAAGTACCTGGTTGACTTAGAGCAGGTAGGAAATTGGGCGAATATAAATTCCATCGGTGGCAAGACATCGACAACATTGATTGAAAGCCAGACGCTTGATTTGACCGGTGGATTTATCGCAACGGCAACGTGCATGGGGTACTCAATTGTCGTTACTGAGGATGTATTTGCCGGAACTGAATTATATACGGGAGGAGATGTGATCATCTAATGGAAATGAGACCAATTATATATAGCGCAAAATTATCCAGTCAGAAAGTCACAACGAAAACCAAAGTAACAATAACGGTTGTGGCAGATGATGTAGAGACATATTACACAGAAACAAAATATACCAGGTCCAGCAATCATGAACTTATAGCTGGACAGGAGATAGGAGTGATTTAATGGCAATTGTAAAAGTAAGGGTACAGGTTGATGGAGTGTGGACGAATCTTACTTTAAGTAATGGAAAATGGGTTGGAACAATTACAGCCCCTGCAACCACATCATACAATCTGTCCAATAAGTATTATCCGATTAAAATTGAGATTACCAATGATGCGGGAACTGTAGTGGCGAAAGATGCTACAGATGCCACTCTGGGAGAAGCATTGAGACTGGTTGTAAAAGAAACGATGAAGCCTGCGATCACACTAGTATCTCCATCAAAAGGTGCATATGTGACAAACAATAAACAGCCGATCACATTTAAAGTCGTGGATGAAGCCGGTGGATCAGGAGTTAAGCTGTCATCTGTAAAAATTAAAGTAGACAGCACTACATACACAACTTCAAGCACAGGAATGGTAAGTAAAGGGATTACAAATGGTTATCAGTTTACATTTACGCCACAGACGGCACTTAAGGATGGAAACCACACTATCACGATCAATGCGTCAGATAATGACGGAAATGCGGCGACTACCGTTTCATCAACATTTACAATTGACACAGTGCCGCCGACATTGACAATTTCTTCTCCACAGACAGGGCTAATCACAAATAAATCTGCGCTTACAGTAACCGGTAAAACGAATGATGCAACTTCAAGTCCGATAACATTGACTATGACATTAAACGGCACGAGCCTAGGATCAGTAGCGGTAGAAACTGATGGAAGCTTTTCAAAAGCGGTTACTCTTGCAGAGGGAACGAACAGTATTGTGGTTACGGCTAAAGACGGAGCCGGACAGACTACCAGCATTACATTGAGCGTCAAGCTTGATACTACGGTGCCTGTGTTAAAAGGCATTACACTTACACCAAATCCGGTAAGCACAAGTGCAAGTGTAGCAATCACGGTTGAGGTCAGCTGATGGCTTCTGGAACGATCAGTTTTGAACTGTCAACAGACATCACTTATGTTGCCGGGACTGTAAATGGTGTTGAGACAGTTTTTATCCAGGATGAAGCATATCCGGTGAAGTGGCGTGCAACGGTAGATGTGGCAGAGGACAGCTTATACCACATTTACCTCGAAATGTACGATGAGGCAGGAAATAAGAGTACCTACGAGAATACGATCGAGTATATTCTGCCGTGGTTTATTTATGACCGCACACAGGCGGATGTAGACCGGGTACAGGCACTTCGGGATATAGGTTGGGAGAATATGACAGACAGTGAAAAAACGGAATGGCAGCAGGGGATGAAGGGCGCATTCAACTTATCGGATGTCAGGCGGAATGAAAACAACTGCTATGTCATTGCACAGTTGCTGAATATATCGCTCGTCACTTGTAAGGACAATCTCCCTGCATATCCGGATAAAACATATTTTGACAGTCTTTTAAAGAACGTCACAGCACTGAGGAATGCCGGTTGTCGGTATGTAGAGACACCGGAAGTTCCACAGCAGCCGATTAACACGTACCAGAAAATTAATGATATTGAGAAAATATTACATGACATTTATGAAGTTTATAATTCAAACTTTGTCCATTACGCAGGCGAAGAGATCTATGCCGGACAGAGCATTGGATTACTTTTATAAGAAAGAGAGGATTTTATCATGGCATTTAGTTTGAAAACATGGGTGAATCGTATTTCTGAGTACCCGAACAGAAGAAAATTAACACATGAGGACGGCAGCACGGAACTTGTGACCGTAGCGAGAGCAGAGGGACAGATTTCAGCAGAGGGAAATGCATTTTCTGCGGAGGAGATGAATGATCTGGAGAACAGGATCAAGGGTGGATTTGATGAGGTTAACCAGAGTTTAACTAAGTTAAACGAAAGAATGGGCGGATTTAAATATATTGGCAGCGTTGTTGCACAAAATTATAGCGATGTTCATAAAGAATTGGATCATGGAGTGTATTTAGCTATAGCAAATACAGGTTATTGGTCAGAATCTTCTGGCATATGGTTTATTTCAATAAATGTTGGAAGTTCACGTGTAGTTAATATCGTACCTTCAGAGCATTGTAACTTTACAGTTAATGGTAAAGTTATTTCATGGACTGCGGATGACTTTGGAAGTTCCGCAGTTATATATAAATTTTACTAAATATAAAATCAATTAGTAATATATGACAAATCCACCTCAATTTTTTCATTAGTAACAACTTTTATCACATTTGTAGTGCAACTTAGACGCACAACATACTATCTAGCATCATGAAGCTAAGTAAACACAATGCACAGTAACTATGTTGTTACCTGTAGTTTGAGAAGTCAGATTAATATTCATTGTCCCGTTTGTGCGCACAACAGTTGCACCATTTTCAATATTTGCTTTATAAAAATAAGAATTATCTGGAGAAGAAATGAAAGCTTCTAATGATCGTATTTGTATTGGATTGTGTTCGCATAATTTAAAACTTAAAAATCCAGCTTTAAGTTGAATAGCTTTAGATACTTCATAAACTTTATAATTACCACATTTACCAATTAAACGCTCGCCGTCTTCTGGAAATGTATTTAAGTTAGTTAAACTCTGGTTATGCGAAGTAAAATGGGACAAAAAAATTATTACGATATATTATAATTGAATTATACAAAAGAAAGGAGAGCTTATGGAAAACGAAGATATTGTAAAAGCTCTTACTGAGCATAGTGAAAAAATTAAGGTAGCAAACCGTCGTATTGATGACCTTGAGAAACAGCAACAGCAGATCCAAGAATTAACGATTTCCGTACAGGAACTTGCAATGTCAGTTAAAAATATGGTTGAAGTTCAGAAAAATCACAGTGATAAACTTGCAGAGTTAGAATCCAGACCAGCACAAAACTGGAATACTGTAACAAGAACAGTTTTAACAACAATTGTTGGAGCGATTGCAGGGGCGGCAACACTGGCTTTTGTAAATGCAATAGTTCCATTCTTATGAAAGAGAGGTAGAAAATGAACAATAAGACATATGATTTAATCAAGGATGTATCTTTACTCTGGATGCCTATTTTCATTACATTTTATGGTGTATTGAGTGCAACATGGGGATTTCCCTATGGAGAACAGATTTTAGCAACATTGACCGGACTTAATGCGGCACTTGGTGCGGTTGTAAAGTATTACAAAGCAAGGTATGACAAAGAAAGTGAGGAATAATACATATGATTATTAATGTACATGCAGGACACAACCCTGACGGAAAAGTAGCGTGTGGAGCTATCGGAATTATCCGGGAATCAACAGAAGCAAGAAATGTAAAAAATGAGGTTATCAGACAGCTTAAAAGCCTTGGTCACACCGTGTATGACTGTACGGTTGACAATGGCACAAGCGCAAACAATGTGCTTTGCAACATCGTAGGAAAATGCAATGCTCATGCGGCAGATCTTGATGTGTCCATTCACTTCAATGCAGGTGCGAAGGATATGTCTGGAAACGGACGGACAACAGGTGTAGAAGCATATATTTATAGTGATAATAGCAAAGCAAAACCATTTGCAGAGAAAATTGTGAAAGCAATTGCAGCACTTGGATTTAAAAATCGTGGTGTGAAGATTAACAAAAAGCTTTACGTGCTCAATCACACAAAAGCACCTGCGATGCTGATTGAATGTTGCTTCTTGGATGATAAAGACGATGTAGCACTGTATGACTTTAAGAGCATGGCAAGTGCAATTGTTTACGGAATTACCGGACAGCAGTACATTGAACCATCCAATAACACATCTGATGATGATGCTGCAACTTCTGGATCAGAGACAAGCGTAGGTGATAAAGATTCTATTTATCGTGTACAGGTCGGAGCGTATCGCAACAAAGCAAATGCTATTGCCTTGCAGGAAAAATTGAAAGCAGCAGGATTTGATGCTGCGATTGTAAAAGCGTAAAATAAAGGGCGGTTAGAATTTCTAATCGCCCTTTTTAATATACTTGTACTAATTAATATTAACCACTAGGAAATAGTTATTTAGTACAAGTCCTAGATATAAAATATAAAGCCAGTAATTTCAAAGGCTTCATTCAAATAAATTTCTTTTATTATTCTATGCCAAAATTCTTGTTTTCCTTTTTGATCTAGTTGTTTGTAAAGTTCTTTCCAGTCTTCCGGGATCTGCTTCTTAAATTCCTCAATCCTTACAACTTTGTTGTTTGACAACTCCTCAGTTATGGAATTTATTTTTTCTGATAAGACACTGTATTTCTTTTCGTATTCTGGGATATCAATTCTTCCTTTTTCAAAAAGGTAATTCAGTCTGTCACGCTCCCCTATTGCATCATTAAGTTTCTTATTCAAATTGCGCTTTGGTTTACCTGCTTCTTTTTTTACATCAAATTCAAGATTTTTTAATGCTGCATCAAGATTTTCAAGAAGATATTTTTCTGTTTTTGCTTCTGATACTAATTTTGTTTTGTGCAATTTCTCATTTCCGCCGAACCAGCATCTTTGATATTGCCGGTGCTTTTTGGTCTTCCTGTCTATGCTATAAAAACTTGACATTTTTCTGCCACATATAGGACAACGGAATAATCCACTGAATAAATATATATGACCGGACGGAGCGTATTTTATCTGATTGACACTTCTTATTTCTTCCATTTGCTCTTTTGTAAAATAAGGTTCGCAGAAATTTTCATTTTCCCTTACTTTCCCAATATATAAATCTGAATTGATCATTGTGTCTAATTTGTGACGTGTGAAGTCTGGAATTAAATTTTCACGTACCCATAAAACAGTGCCGCGCTTGCTTTTGGTTGCTAATAAATAATCAAATATAGCTCTTGTCTGTTCCTCATTATCATGTACGACTTTCTTTACACCATCTATTTTCTCTATTTTAAATCCTATAGGCACTCTACCAGTGTAAGCTTTCCCTTCACGAATTTTATAAGCTGCGGTGTCTTTGTATCGCTCAGATATAACCGCCCATTCTAATTCTGCCATGTTTGCCATCTGGTACATGAAGTTCTTTCCGTATGGCGTGGAAGTATCGATCTGCTGACTTACTGATATCAAGTTGCATCCTGCGCTTTCCATGTCATGATATAGGTTACAGAAATCTCTCATATTTCTTGCTATACGATCGTATCTCATAATAACAACTGCATTGATTCTTCCAGCTCTGACATCATCCATCATGCGCTGAAAGTCCTTTCTCTTTGCCGTGCTATGCCCTGTGATCGCATAATCGCCAGAATAAACGATTATATTTGCGTTAGGGTAAGTTTTATTAATGTACTTTCTACAATCGTCTATTTGCTGTTCCATTGATTCTGAATTGTCATCTTTTTTTGATTTCCTTGGATAAATTGCTATGTTCATTTTTAACTCCCTTAAAAAACCCATCACATTAATAGAGGGGCATATTTTTTATACATAATATGGATTTGGCTTCAATATAATTAATATAAGGTCAATTACAACTCCGACACCAAATAAACCAAAAGTTAATAAATATAAAATTCCAAATAAAATTTTCCCTTCATAGAATTTATGAACTCCCAACCATCCTAAAAACAAGCACAAAAAGAATGAAACCCACTTGTTTTTTGCTTTTGGTGCTTTTGAATAAACAGGAGCCGCAGAACTAGAAGAAGAATTAGCACTATTATTGATAATTATACTTTCTGGGGTTGAATTCTTAATATCCTCAACTTGTTTTCCACACTTAGGGCATACTACACAATCAATATCAATCTTCTCTCCACAATGCTTACAGAATTTTGTGTTTTGTTCCATACGTTTATACCTTTCCTTTCTTTTGATATCATCATTATAAAGCAAAATGATTATAAAACAATACATTTTGTCATTATTTTATGACATTTTTTTGCAAAATGAAAGTTTAGGATAAAAAACAAATGGATGCGTTATTGACTTTTCGAACATACGTTCGTATACTTTATGTATCAAATAGAAAGGTGGTATTGGATATGGGAGAGCTTAAAGAGAAAATAATAGAATTAATAGAGAAGTGCATGGACGAAGATGATCTCCGAACCATATATGCATTCATAAAGAGGTTTTTAAGATAAAAGAAAAGACAAGGGTTTGCGCATTGCCCTTGTCTTTCTTTTTACTTATTAGAAATCATGTCAATAAGTTTTTCTAAATTGTCCCATCCCTCATCATCCAATCTGGCTAATGCAGACACGAGACGGTGTCGGAAAGAATCTTCTCCAGATTTCATTACGTCTGCAAGCATGGCAGAAATTTGTTTGTCTTTAATTCCGGGTATAAACATATCTCCGTTTCCAGTTCTGAGCCATTCTTCGTTTACGTTAAATTCTCTGCAAACATCATCAATAGTCCGATCTGACGGAACTTTGCTTCCCATTTCAATTTGCGCTACAAAATTCCTACTTATCTTTAGTTTGTCTGCAAATTCTTGCTGAGTTACGTTTAATTCTTTTCGCAACTCTTTAAACCTGTCTTTCAATTTAATTCCTCCTTTCTAAAAATAGAATATCATAAAATGTTTACAAAGTCAACAAAAAAGTATTGACAAATGTTGTCTGGGGGACTATACTGTGTTTACAAGGTAAACAAAGCAACGCAAGAAAGAGAGGAAAAAGGATATGACATTAAACGAATTATTACAGGTGGTAGATAAAGATACAAGAATTCAGGTGCAATTAAAAATGTTTGGCTTATATTTTAAAACCAGCAGATATAAAGAATTTCTGAAAAAGGACGAAACGAAAGAAATTCTCAATAAAGAAATCGAAACAATACGAACTATTGTGGATGAAAATATTTGTACCTTGCAAATTATTCTGAAATAGCCGAAACGGTCAGAAATGACCGTCCACCAGAGATAACCTACTGGTGCTGATGATGGCAGGTTCAAAGCCAGGTGTCCAAGCGGAGTAAGACTATAAATTTTGAGAGGAGAAAATCATGTCAGAAAAAGAAAAAAGAATCGTTGAAAAACTGAAAAACGCGATTCCTAATATGTCAGATTTTGACAAGGGATACATTCTTGGTAAGACGGAAAGCTTTTCCGAGAATAAGTCAGATGATCCTGACCAGAAAGAAACCAAGAAAGGAGCATAAAATGAGCGAAGTTGATACTTACATCAAAGAAAATGCAGAAGTACATGATTTCGCCGCTGAAGTGGCAAGAATCATATCAGGCATTCCGCAGATGCCAGAGTTCTCTTCAGAGAATATGACTGTAGCCGATGCAAGTCAACTGATTGGACTTCCTATTACAGCAATCCGGGCAGGGATTGTGTATGGATGGTTGCCGATCGGCGTGGCTGTGCAGAATAACAAGCCAGCAAAAAGCCTTTCCGGTGGCCGAATCACATACATCATAAGCCCTAGGAAAGTCTATGAAGTAACTGGTCATGTCTGGAAAGGCAAAGAGGCTCTCAATAAGTGAGTGC